GATTGCATCACGAACATCATCAATGTCGCTACGCTTGCCCTGAGATCCGCCGTACACGCCTCTTTCCCAGGGCCCGTTGACTCGAGTATCCTCCTCCATGCAGTAGTCCCGAGCCTGGTCAGGTGTGCCTTTGCGGACCTCGAAATGAGCCCCGGGCAACCACTTGATCAAGGCAGAAACTCGCTGAGGGCAATTCAGCTCGATGTAGCCCTGGATGTGGTCGGTATCCACCTTCTCGTGCTGCCAGACAACATAGCGCTCATGCTTAAAAACAGGGAGCTCAGAGGCTCCATACGGAAAATTATTGTGCGTAAAACACCATGCCCGCATCTTTGACTCTTCCCGTCTGCCGGTCAACGCTGCTTGGGACATGGGACGGAAGTGGGGGTAATACTATTGCCCCACTTATTTAACCTCTGTCCCAACAGAGGCAGGCCCTGCTGTACATTTATACGGCAGCTGTCAGCTGTAGCCATTTTTATTTTAAATGTATAGACGCAAGCGGTCTCGGAGGTCTTCGCGACGGGTCAAGACCCGTCGACATTCTTCAGTTAAACGAAAGACCAAGTCCAGGTCGTTCCGCACTAGGCGTTCTTCCAAGCGCCGACGCGGCGGGCGTGGCAAGATCATCAAGAACTCCTGGAAAGAACAGCTGCTTGATGCCAGCACAAATCCTATCCTAACTAGGAAATCATTCAACGCACGTGCTGGACCGAGTAAAGTTTCTACATCAACGTTGGTTAAGGCAAACCTCCAACACGCAACATATCGTTGGGAAGCAATCAATCCTTACATGAATGGCAGTATACCAGCAAGAAACAATCCCAGTTGCTCTACTGGAGGAGCTTTACAACTTTCAAACTTCAAAGCAACAGCTGGAGGGTTGGCAGCTGCCATCTACTGCCCCTTGCATATGTTCGACCTCACATCAGTTCCAAACATCATCAACGGCACTTACACAAGCCCCAAGCCAGGATTCGAACTGTCATTTACATGCAATTCTGCTGGAGCTCCTATCGAAGCCGTTTTCAGTAACCTAATCGGTGACGGCAATGGCAACTACGGAACCTCATCGGCCTGGCAAGGAGAAAACTGGGGCTCAGCGTCTGCTAGTTCCGTGTCTCAACCAAACAGACGAACCCTACACAAGGGTGCTTCTATTAAGATGATGCTATACGGGGCTACAAACACGGCATCCAACTTCAAGATATCCATCGTCAAAATCAAACAGGATTGGATGCACCCCGACGGACCTATTTCTAATACCTACGCTGGAATCAGCCAAGAAGGTACCAGAGTCCTAGGATGGGAACAAGCTGTCAAGCCATTCGTTTCTCACCCTCTGGCTCAAGAAACAAAGTCCGGAACGAGACCTTTCAAGATCATCAAGGAGTACGACTTTACAATCCAACCGATCAACGGCACCAGCGGTTCTTCTTTCTTTTCTAAGGAAGTAGACATCTGGGTGCCCATCAACAAGATCAACAAATACGATTGGAATGAACGTTCCGCTGACACAAACCTGGAGCACCCAACCTCATACGCACAAAACTTAGCTTCCCTTTCCAATGAACTGGAGCCAAAGAAGCGAATTTACCTAATGGTCAGAGCGCTGAATTATAAGGTAGACGGGACTCTCCCAACTACTTGTGCTCACACACCGTCTTACGACATCGTAATCAAGAACCATATCGCTAACATAGCTTAGATAGTTATCATTTTTATACGATCCGCGGAAAACTTCCCGCTAGCTGGCTTAAAGTTTGCCATAACTATAACATGAGGTATATTAAACCTCTTTGTAATCGACTCATACTTCGTACTCATGGCTATGCCATTTTTCAACTGCTCGATCACTCCGTAACCGACATACTCTTCAGAATCACGAACATAATCAAAAATAACAATAGGCTCACCCTGATAGGCGTACGCCAAATCCACACTTTTCCCACCATTGGTATAAAAAGCACCCTTACTATCAACAAGAAACTTAGAAAAATGAGTCTTCCCATTGTTACCAACGGGATCATAGACCCAGTAAATAACACGCGGATCAGCAGCCCCCGCAATAGCTTCCAACAGCTCCCGCTGGAAACCATCCCTCGGCTCAAGAACCAAGATCTTCTCAACAGCATCCTCCTTTGCATACCTCAACATCGTCTCCACATAGCGGGGGTACTTGGCGGCAACATCGCTGTGCACGTTGTACACCTCGCGACGACTAGATCCAGCCAAGATTGCATCACGAACATCATCAATGTCGCTACGCTTGCCCTGAGATCCGCCGTACACGCCTCTTTCCCAGGGCCCGTTGACTCGAGTATCCTCCTCCATGCAGTAGTCCCGAGCCTGGTCA